AGGTAAATCAGTAATGAAAATCACAAAGACTAGACTAAAACAGATCATCAAGGAAGAGATAGGCAATTATTATCTCACACTTGAAGTGCCCCCCGATGGTAGACCGACTGATGATGCAGCGGCTATTAAAAAAGCATACAGAAAGAAAGCCATAGAAAATCACCCAGATAGAGGCGGCGATCAAGAGAAGATGAAATCTGTTAATGTCGCCGGGCAAACACTTCTAGACAAAGAAAAAAAGAAGCAATACGATGCAAAGTTGTATGCCGACGCCGTAAAGGTCAAAAAACAAGAACCAAACGCGCGCTTCAATGGTGACAATGGGTTACCTCTTGACGACAAGACAATGAGCAAACTAAAAGACATGGCTGGAATTGCAGATCAGCAACAAGACGCGGGAACTCAGGACTCTACAATGGATTTTATGAAATTGAAAACTAAAATCCTAAATGGAATACACAATCGTGCTATGGATGCAATGAAAAGGGGAGATATGGAAGCAGCCCAAAATTTCATGAACATAAGCAAACAATTAATGACAATTAAAACAATGGAAAAAATACAGGATTATAAAGTATTTGCAAAATTTGCATAAAGGTAAATCAATAAGGAATTATTACTATGAAAATCACAAAGACCAGACTAAGACAGATCATCAAGGAAGAACTGGATTCCCTTACTGGAGATGAGTTCTCTTCTTCTATGGGTAGACTCTCCGATCTTCACGGAGAACTTGCCGCCGATATAGACGAACTCAAGGATTACGAAAAGATTGATTATATCCTCGGTATTCTTGTTGAAGATGAGCTAAGTGAAATCGGAGTTCCTATGAATAAAGTGAAAGATACTCTGATGAAATACCCTGAACCGCGCACCTTGTACAACAAGGTTTACGATGACCTTCACGCCGTAGTAAACAATATGGCGCATCGACCAGATGGCTATCGCTGGGATGAAGTATTTACCCGTATGATTGTTGAGGCTTTGGGTATAAAGCGCGCTTGGACCAAGAGACTAACCGCTGCACAGCGTGTGAAGCGTAGGGTTAACTCTCTAATGAGAAGCAAGCTATTTGTAAATGCCAATCCTAAAGACAAGCAGGTCGCAGCCGCAAAAATCACCAAAGCACTACTTGGTCTTGAGCAATATGGAGGGGACAGAACCTTCTACGAAGAAGTCCTTGATGATGCTTTAGGTACTCGCTCAAGACTAAAAGACCGCTTAGCAAAGGCAGCAGGTGCAGATGTTGATAGTTGGGGCGAAGCATTGAGTTCTTGGGTCTCAGGTGACTCCAATTATGTTCAGTGGATGAGAACAGCGTAATAACAATTTAAGGATAAACAATGAGTAAAGACGACGAGTTTGGCTTTTTGCCCCCAGCAGAAGCACCCCCATCATTCAACCAAGAAAAGGACCACTTTCACGAAGAAGTAGAAGCGGAAGACTTTGGTATGGTTGAGGACTTCGGATTACAGATGGAATACTCTGACGAAGATATGCTACCCGAGAACACAGCCCCATCATCTTTGAATGTGGGCTTTGTTGGTGTTGGCGGCGGCGGCAACAAGATGGCGAATGCTATGATTGAGTTGGGCTTCAACAAGACCCTGTTAGTCAATAGCACAGGCAAAGACATCCCGAAGAATGTGGAAGAAGAACACGTCGTTCTTATTCCCGATAGCGATGGCATCGGCAAGAACATCTCCTACGGCAAGGAAGTTCTAACACAGAACGGCGCTGTAGTTGAGGACGCACTCCGCATCAAACTCGGCAAGGTTGATTGGCTGTTCGTAATGGCTGGTGGTGGTGGAGGCACAGGTTCATCCGTAGTTGCCCTACAGCCCGTCTTTGAGCGCTACCTACAATCTGTTCAGGCAAGCGGTAAGGTTGTCTACATCGTCTCTTGGCCAACAGCACAAGAGAACCTAAACCCCACAATCGCCCGTAACGCCCTGTCGCTGCTCAATGATGTTACACCACATCCACACATCGTTGTAGATAACGAGCGCTCTACACGTCTCCTACGCGGTCGTATCGGTATGCTTGGAATGTATCCAGTAGCCAACACCCAGTTCTCAAAGATCTTCGCGCAGATACTCAAGTTGTCTACCGAAGATTCCCCCATACAATCTTTTGACTCCAAGGACTTAGAGACTTGCTTTGGTAAGGATGGTCGTGCCTTTATTGGTTCCACAATGATTAAGGATCCCAATACTGGTAAGTTGGGTACCACCATAATGCACAACTGTATGAATCGTTCTGCTTGCCCACCACCCAAGGGCAAAGCCGCAGCAGGATCTCTTATCCTTGTAGCCAGCGAAGAAATGGTTGCAGACCCCCGTATTTCTAAACACCTTGAGTCTGCGATTGCTTATGTTGGCGGTCGCTGCGAGACACTTTTCTCTGGTGTTTATGTTAGAAAGAATGTCCCCGGACTAATTGCGATACTAAGTATGAATGGTATCGAGAAAGGAAAATAAACAAAATGAAAATTACAAAACAATTATTAAAGCAGATTCTTAAAGAAGAAATGAGCAACATTGATGAGGCACTCCCACCCGGTGCCACAGCCTCAAAACAAAGGGCACAATTAGAAAAAATTTATAAATTTTTAGAAATGCAAATGCAGAATAAAAGTCTTGGATTTGATGATGCCGCAACTATGAAAGTGGTACACCAACTTTTTGAACTAGTAGATAGCATTGATACTGGTGGTGCTGGAAAGGGTCATCCCATAGGAGCCCGAACTTACGGAGTGCGCCCATCTAAAGATGGGAACGAATAAGGAAAATAAACAAAATGAAAATCAAGAAGTCACAACTAAAGCAAATTATCTTAGAAGAGATTCAGTCAGATCCAGAAATGTTAAAGGCTATCGGTAAGCTCACAGACTCTATCGACAACCTTGATGTTAGCATTGACTTCTTGTCCTCTGCATTCACAGGCGAGTCTGGCGTTTCCATCGGTGCAGCACAGCGCCAGCTTGGTCGCGCTTACAAACCAAAGACACGCCCAATGCCCGAGCCTGTTAGAGAATCTGAAGAGTTCAGAGACCAGCAAAAAATGGACGCCGCACAAGATGTAGCAGGGCAGTCCATGTCTTTTGAAAAATGGATTGCAGTTGTATTTCAGAAAGGCGCTGAGATTGACGACAACTCTCCCAACCCTTATGATGCTTGGATGAGTGGACAATCACCAGATGAGTACACTAGCGGACTAAGAGAAGGGTTGTTTGCGGGTGGTTTTGATCCAAATAAAAAGAAGTCTCCCAAGCCCGGCAAGAAGCCAAAGAGAACCCAAGATGAGAAAGATAAACTCAACAGATTCCTAAAAGCAACTGGCGCAAAAGAAATTGACGAAAGAAAATTGTCAAAAGGTGAAGAAAACCAAAAAGAGAAGATAGTTAAGGGTATGAAGAAATCCAAGGGTGACTTCAAGCAACGCTATGGCGATGACGCCGAAAGCATAATGTACGCAACGGCGACCAAGATCGCAAAGGATAAAAAATGAAACAATTAATGGAAAACTTTAATAAGTTTGTAAATGAAGAAGAATTACAAGTAATCGAAGAAAAGCAAAACCTAAACGAAATAGGTCCTATCGCCATGCTTGCTGGTGCTGGATTGTTGATAGCTTTGGGATCACGAGGCGGAAGAAGTTTGATAGCCAAAGTTCTCAGAATGCCGGGAGAACTTATGGATACACTATCAAAACTTCCTTTTGAGGCAGGAAGAATTATGAATGTAGAGATGCCCAAACTTGAACAAATGGCTGAACTTGCAACCCAACACCAGCCTAGTAGAATTCCTTTAGACAAATTAGCAGATCTGATAGAAGGACTAACAGATGAAGAAGGCGATGCTCTAAATGATGCTTTGAAGCCAGTAAAATTGGCTACTCCAGCGGGAAGACTTGCAAAAGGCGCGGAGATGACATCATGAAAATCAAGAAGTCAGAGCTACTCGCTCTAATCAAAGAAGAAATTATGTCCGAGATGGATGGTCTCACCATGATGGACGACCCGAGGGACGATGATGCTGTTCCAGCAGAAATGGAGCAGGGCGGCGCTATGGATCAGGTTGCCGAGCAGATGGAGGGCACAATCATAAGTTCTATGGATGAAGCCATCTCTATGGTTTCAAACCATCTCGTAACAACAGAAGGTAACAGAGACACAAGACAGCTTATGATGAGAGGTATGGACATGCTCCATGACGCAGGTTTCCGCGAACCCTCTGCTGATGCTCTTGAGAGAATGATCTCAGGCGATGACGAAGGCGACATGGATATGATGCAAGAGGACATCGGTGCAATTCTAGACCCAGAGATTCAGAGAATAATTTCTGAAGTTGCTTTTAAGCTCCTCCCTTTGGTATCTTTTGTAAGCATACCTGTTCTAATCGGTGCTCTTGTGGAGGAAGTTAAAAAAGCCAAAAATGAAAAAGATAAGAGAGGTGAAATGTGATGAGCAAAGAACAAAAGCAAGCATTCCTTGACGGCATCGTCCAAAGAGTTACCTCTCGCAAGCTACTTGTGTGGATTACTGCCACAGGTCTTATGGCTTGGGGCGGTCTAGAATCAGGCGACTGGGTTGTTATCTCTGGTCTCTACCTCGGCGGTCAATCCGTGATTGACGCTATTGTAAAGCTCAAGGGACTTGATTGAAAGAAAAGATACTAGCTTTCTGTCTAAAACACTGGAAGGAGATCGGGCTTGTCCTGCTCCTTCTTGTTGTGTTTGGTAAATCGCAATACGATATGCGCAACATTATAAAGGCGCACGAGATCTCTGAGCAGTCTATGCGAACCCAGATAGAGAACCTTAAATCCTTCCACGCGAAAGAACTAGAACTACGCGATGAGGCAATAGAGAAGTATCAGGCAGAACTCCAAGCACTTGAAGAACAATACGAGATAAGACTTGTTGAGATCGAGACCTTGACAAAAGAAGAAAAAGCGATTATAATAAAGGAGTTCACAGAAGATAAGGAAGCCCTTATCCAAAGATTCATAGACACATACGGATTATACTATGTTCAGTAACTTGCTTTTGGTTCTCGCGATGTCGGTAGCACACGCAGACGAACCTACCTTCACCATCGTTGGTGAAAACGAGCCCGCACCTTTTGCGGGCGTTTTGCTTAGCCCACCAGCAGCCGCAGAGATACTTACAACTCACGACGAACAGCAGTCCAAATGTGATTTGCAGATTGAATTTGAACTAGACAAAGCTGGATCAGATTGTAACTTTCACAAGCGCCTTATTGAGATTCGTGCCGAGACTTGTGAAGAAGCGAGAGAAGCCGACAANAGAGCAAANAANNTAGAGATAGATGNNCTNAANGCTGTAATCAAGAAGCAGTCACCACAGCGNAAGTGGATGTGGATGGGNATTGGCGCAGTTGCAGGTGGTGCTGCAGTATACGGCATCCAGCAAGCGGTGACCCAGTGAGCAAAGACTTTGACTACATCGCAAAGGTAGAACAAGCCATCGCGGACAAGTATGGCGATGAGACCATCCAGAATCCCAAGGCAGATTGGGATGAGAACAAAGAAAAGATNTATCTGGAACAGATGCGAGATCTCTACAAGAAACAAAAGAAAAACGACGAAGCCAACGACAAAGTAGAACTAAATGGTATAAAGGTATCAAGAAAACTACTTAATAGAGAATCCAAGACAGGATGCCCTGTTTGTGGTGCCTTCTCACACTCAACCCGCGACGATGTATCGTTAGTAAAGTATGACTGCTGTTACAAGTGTTATATCAAATGGGTAGAAGGTAGAGAAGAAAGATGGCAACAAGGATGGCGACCAAATGAAAGCTGATGAACTAAAAGCATTAATTAGAGAAGTTCTTCAAGAACAAGAAGACAAAATGAACTTAAAGACCGGCTCAAAGACACCCCAAGCCCTTAAGGCAGAGATCTTAGAGACAATTAAAAACATTGATGTAGAAAAAATAAAATCACAGGAGTTAATGTTTCTTAACCAAATGATTGGTAAGATGTTTGAATTGGCAGCAACTGGTGATCTTGTTAGAGGTCGGGCGGCAATTCAGCGTGCCTTTGGTGTAATGTCAAAGGGAGTACCAAAAGAAGAGCCACAGCCAACAAATGAAGCATGTGGCGAGCCAATGATGCATGGCGGCATTGATGACGATGGTCACGAAGTACAAATGGCGATGTCTGATCTCCACAAGCTTGAAAAGTACGCTCCAGAAGTGTCCCAGCTTGCATCACAATACTCTGACCTACCCGGATGGGTTCAATCAAAAATTACTCTTGCTGCCGACTACTTAGGTAAAGTCTACCACTATTTAGATGGCAAGCAACACAAAGGAATGGAATAATGGCTACAGTTTACGAAATCGTTCAGGGCTTATCACAAGCCGCAGCAAACGCCTACGACGGCGCAATGACCGAAGATGGCGAGCCCATCAAGGCAGGTCTAAAGAGAGAAGAGGGTGATCCCCTTATAGATAAGCGGGTGATGGACGGCTTCAATGTTAAGTTCCACGGCAACATGATGAGACTATCTTACATGTCCGAGGTCACTCTCAAAGAAGTTTACGCTAATGGCTTTGAGTCTGATGTCGAATCACAGATGGCTGAGATTGTTAAGTTTCTCAAGAAAGAAGCCCGCAAGATTACAGGCTCTACTATCAAACTCACCAAAGAAGGTGAGATCGACATTCGTGTTGAGAACTCCTCAAGAGTACGCTCTTGGGTTACAGCCGTTATGGAATACAAGGTCGGTGGTATGGAAGAAGTCGCAGTCGTTGGCGAAGCCACCGAAGATAAGCTTGCTGCTGGCTGGGAAGCCTTTATGTCGCAGGGCGGTCTCGGTAAGCGTGCCCCCAACGATAAGAGACCAGCAAGTTCCGGCAAGAAAGACTAAAGAAAGATGAATGCCGAGATTAACGAAACAACAAATACTTAAAGAAGTCGTTAAGTGTGGTAAAGATCCTTCTTACTTCCTGAAAAACTATGCCCGCATCTCTCACCCGATGCACGGGCTTATGTTGTTTAAAACCTATGATTATCAGGATGTCCTACTAAACGACTTTAACGACTACCGCTTCAACATCATCAACAAGGGTCGTCAGCTAGGTATCTCAACGATTACCGCTGGCTACATTGTTTGGATGATGCTGTTTCACCGCGACAAAGCTATCCTTGTTATGGCTACCAAGTTTGAAACCGCAGGTAACTTGGTTCGCAAAGTCAAAAACATTATGAAGAACCTTCCTGACTGGATCAGGATTGCAAGCATTACGACAGACAACCGCACGTCTTTTGAGTTGTCTAATGGTTCTTCCATAAAAGCTGCCTCTACTTCTGGCGACGCTGGTCGTTCCGAGGCTCTATCCCTGCTTGTTCTAGATGAGGCTGCACACATCGAGGGTCTAGAAGATCTATGGACTGGTCTTTACCCGACACTATCAACTGGTGGTCGCTGCATTGCAATCTCCACGCCAAATGG